ATCATTTAGTACTTGTGGTTGCTCTTGTACAGGTTCACCACCTATTCTACCATCTGCGTCCATCTGTTGCAAACCTATTTTTGCTTGCATACGTAAATCTTCAAATAGTTTTACCCCAAAGAAACGAACAACATCAGCAGGTACAACATACTCCCCCTCAGATAACTTGGCATCAATGTCATCCCTTACTTCTTCTGGTAACGACCCCGGTGGTACGTCATTGCCTGATACAGGGTCTACTGTCTCAGCTTCGCCGCCTAGCGCAAAAGCCATTTGTGTTTGATCGTTCATTGATGCAAGCCCTCCTTGGGCCATATTAATATTTTTTAAACCAGTAAGCCTTGGGTCAAACCTTGCGCCTACAGAACGTATGCCTGTAGTGTCAGTCCTAGCTTGAGTTTGAGAAGGCTCTCTAGCTAAAGCCCTTGCTTTTATACCTTGCTCTTTAGAAAATCTAGTAGGTGTACTTGGACCCCTATCAACTACATTTTCAATAGTCGCGCCGGGATAGCCTAAAGTATCTGCTTGTTGCATAAACATATCAGAAGTTAAATTAGCTTTATTAGTTTTTATAAACTCATCTAATGGCTGTGCCTGACGATCCATTCTTGGGCCTTGTCTTACGTCAGGTGATAATTGATTCTTATTATAACTCATTGATGGCTCATCTAAGTTTGACCAGTTTGCACCTTCTACATCTACTCTTGGGGTGTCCTCTGGCAAGGGTCGCATAAGTAAAGAATACGTTTCTCCATTCTTTCCTTCATAACTAAATGCCTTAAAAGGGTCATCTGTATTAAACATACCAGTTTGTCTTTTTGCCCCTTCGCCTTTAAAAAAAGGTATGTCTTTTACATTAGAACCATGATACCTTGTCTCAGTAAGCCCTTGGTCAGCAGCACGTGCCATTGTGCTTTCCCAATCCATAGGTAAGTCCATGCCTACGTTACCATCAATGTAGTTCTGAGTTAATCGTGTATGAAAGTCATTACCTGCAGTCTCAAGCATTTCTTCTGTAATGTCACCTGCTTTACCTTCTCTAAGCATAGCAGCTACTTCATCTGCTAGTTTCTCTCCATCAGTTTCAGGAGTAGATAAAGTACTCTTAGTTAAAGCCTCTACTGTCTCTTGATCTTTTGGAGTAAGAATCTCCATAACTTCTGGATTTAACTCAGTCTTTTTAAAACGTCTAGCACCTTTTATAATTAGTTTTTGTGCGGCATCACCAACGCCGGGAATTAAACCGACTACACCCGCACCACCTATTACACCAATAAGAAGAAAGTTAGGATCATCTTTTGCTAACTCTTCAAAGATAACTTCTGCACCTTCAACGGCACCCTTAATATCCCCAATGACAGGTGTAAAGTCAATCACTGTATCAGCTATGTCAGACGCTGTAGGCGGCTCTTGACTAATACCTGCAGCTTCTGCTTCTGCTATTTCTTTGTCTAACAAATTAGCTGAGTCTTGAACAGGACTAAAAATATACTTTGATCTAGGGTAAAGACCTAACTCTTCTTCCATTTGACGTTCAAGATTAGTTACAGAACCGCCTTCAGCGTATCTAGCAGGAATAACACTAAATGGGTCTGCTTGTTGAGTATTAGAAATGCGTGGACCTTGCTTTAACTTTATGTCTTTAGCAGGAACTTCTGCTGGTACAAAAAGTTTAAAAATAGGATTATTTTTTGCTAGGTCTTTACTTAAACTTACATTAATATTATCTTTAGTGATTCTTCTAATACCAAGTACTTTGCTCATATTTCTTGTCATTAAAGTGACTTTATCGTCTTGGTTCCCGCCAACAACTGATATCTTGTTTGGGTTATCTTGATCTGTTATTCTAGTGCCAGCATAAAAAGCTACATGATCTCCTTTGCCATCACCATTCCAATCAAAGATTACAATATCACCTTCTTGAGCATTTTTAACGTCATCTACAGGGGAGCCATAATCTATATATTTTCTAGCCCTTTGTCCCTTATACCCCTTTAACGTATCTGCACCTAATTCTGTAAGAATGTAATGCACAAAAGCAGCACACCATGCGTTTTCTGTTGCACTAAGACCTTGACCTTTTGCTACGCTATCATAAAAACCTTGAATGGCGCTTTCGCCTTCTTCAGTTTTCTCACTAAGCCCACTTACAATTTCTTTTGATTTAGTTTTGGCTTTAGGGTCTCTTAATAAGTAATTTAATTCTATTGTTTTATCAATTGGACTTTTAAAGTTAAAAGAAGGTCCAAAGTCTTCCGTAGGACGTAGCTTAGGTCTAAGGCTTTCAAGAGGTCTACCCTTAGAATCACGCTTTAAAGGTTTTTTAGGAATAACTAAAGCATCATAGGCAGTCTTTAATTTATCTGTACTAACTTCACTAGCAGGGCTACTTTGTTTTTCTTCTACTTTAGTTTTTAAATACTCAGGCAATTCAACAGGTTGAAACGCTTCCATAGCATCAGCTTGACGAGTTATCTCAGCTTGCTGACGCATACGACTTGAATCATCATAAGGCTTACCTGTGGTAGGGTCTATAATACTAGGGTCTGCACCTGTAGGATAACCCATTATATCTTCCATTTGACTTTGAAGTCTACCCATTAGCGTTTACCTTTAGTCTTAACTGTTTAAGAGCATTTAAAGCGTGTACTGCACCCTGCATTCTATTCATAACCATAGGGTCATCCGTTTGTGAGAACGTCTTGTAGCTACTTTGAATGCGGTCCTCTAGTTCAACCTCAAAAGCATCCCATAAAGGTTTATCGTTTACGAGTTTCTTTAGTTGGCTCATTTCTTAGGAACCTCACCTAGAGCCTGTAAAGTCTCATCTTTTTCTTTAACAGACTTTCCTTGAATAGCCTTTTTTAACTGCTTACCTAGTAAAACTCCCATGCTCATTATTGTGGCCTTCCAGTAAAGCCTTGTTCTCCCGGTGCAGGTACAGAGCCTACTCCAATGTTAGCCCCGCCGCCGCCTGTAGTGTCGCGTGGCCCCGTAGGAGCCTGTCCTGTGGGTGCTGCGTCTTTTTGAGGTGGGGGAGTACCTACAGGGGGAACTCCACCCTCTTGTGGTGCCTGTGGTAGCGGCTGTTGAAATTGTTTAAGTATCTCCGCTTGAATAGCAGCATCCTGTAGATTATTTGTAACTTTCTCAGGGTCTAAATCCATACTAATTGCAATCTCACGAATAATGTAGTCCATTTTAGCAAACGGTGCCAGTACAGGATTTTGTGCTACCTGTAGGAACTGCATCAAACGTTGGCTACGCACTTCGTTAGCCATTAAGCTTTCAGTACCCTGTGCGCGTACTTCTAAGTCACCCTTAATCTCAGGATCAAAGTCAAACTGCATGTTGAAGTTAAAAAACGCTTTACCTAAAGGCTTAAGCATGTAATCGTCTACGTTCTTAATTACATTCCGTATAGAACCATTAGCAGCAGACATGAGCATACTAATGCCAGAAGCTGTACGTCCGACACCTTGAACTCCTGTCTGACCATGAGCAAAGCTAGGGAAGCCTGTACTCTCGTCTGCTAATACACGTGCCTTGTCAAACATCTGCATGTTTTCGCTAGATACGTTAGGGAACTTGGTGCCAAAAATAGCTTGACCCGGCGCACCCCCTTGTCTTCTAAAGACTTTTCCGGGATATACACTTAAATCTTGGCCGGGAACTAAATTAGTTTCATCTACTTCTATAAGCATATTACCACTTAAGGCTGCATTATCTACAGCCATACGCATAAACCCATTCATAAGAGTTTGTGTATCATCCATATTCTCAGCTATACCTATACCAAAGAAGCTATAAGGATTAAGCTCATAAGGTACAGCGTAGTAAGGAATAAGTGCAGGTTTAAATGGATTCATTACAAGACGCAAGACTTGATTGTTACACACCCAAATGTTTACGCTTACTTGCTCTGTATCTTTTAGTTCTTTAGGGATATCTACATCATACTCTTCTAAGACTTCCCTATCTACGAAACCCCAGAACTCATGCACTTCATAACGCTCTGCTTTACCGCTTTGAGCGTCATCTTCCATAGCTTGCTCCCACCATTTCTTCTCATAGGACTCACCCATAGCGAGAGACTTATCAATGGCGTTATCACGAAAGAAAGGTCTACCTTTTAAAGCACGAACCTGTGAGCGTGACATCTTGTGTCTCTCAACAATGTACTCAGCTTCATCCATGTTAGAAGCGTCAGGGTCAGGATAAAAGTTCCAAATAGAAACATGACTAGTAGATGGTACAGTTTTAATGGTAGGTTTATATTCACCCTCATCATCCCAGTTAGGATACTCTTTATTTACAGCAAACGGACCCTTCATAATACCTGTGCCAAACAAAGCAGTCTCAAAAGCAGCTAAACGAAGCTGTTTATTAGCCCCCGATTCTTCTAACTGATCATGTACTTTCTTTTGCATTTTCTTAGCGGCAACAAGAGCAGGATTAAAAGTAACACTTGAAGGTAGTGTACCTTGCCCCTCAATAAGCTTATCTTCTACAGGCTCTAACTTTTTAGCCATACCGCCTAGGCGATCACGCAAACTGTCTATAGTTTCGCCGGGTTTTAACTTTGCATCATCTGATCCAAACAAAACAGGTGAAAAAGCCTCTTTTAGTTCTTCTACTCCTTGCTCTGCTTGAGGGGAAGCATCAAAGTGTACGGCCTCTGCTACACCTTCTGGTAACGTAGTAGGGTCTATAGCTAATGGAAATTTATGACTACCAAATAGTACATCTACAATCTGACCATATGCAGCTAATGTTTTAGTCTTAGTTACCTTAACAAATACGCGAGACTTTTCTGTTTCAGTAAATTGTACTTCGTTATTGTACATACCACGGTAATTACGATAAGCATCCATCCAACGTTGTTCATCTGTATAACGTGCGTCTTCTGCTCTTTTGTAACGACCCATTACCAAATTAATAATGTGACCTGTCTTAGGGTCATGCACACTCTCAGAGGTAACGTCCTCAATGTGAGAGGACTCGCCTGACTCTAAGTTAGTTTCAAAGTCTGTTGTGAAATCATCTGGGTCCATATTTAATATCCGAATACTGGATCAGCAGCTTGAAAACCGCTTCTCTGTGTTGAAGGGTTGAAATCCCACAAGGAACTTCTAGGTCTTGTCATGATACCATACCTTAAAGCATCGTACAAGTGATCTTCTGCGTTAGTGTCTACGTCTTCAGGGTTACGCTTATCTAAAGGAATACTAGGTATCTGTGCAATACAGTTGGTGCAGGTAGAAAAGAATACGAGTTGGGGTTCCTCAGTAAACTCATCTACCTGCAAACGACGGTGTATCTCATTTTTTCCTGACACCCTAGACCCTTTTGAACGATCAGAAGGTCTCCAGCGACAGCCCTTCATAATCATTTGTTCTGCTAGGCTAGGGCCAGTGTCACCTCTTTTATGCCAAAGGGACGAGTCCAACACGCCGTATCTTATGGTGCCATCGTCTGCCTCTGCCTCTAATATCATATCCGCTAAGTCAGTAGCAGTAACTTTAGTAACATACATTTCCCTATAAACTACAAGCTGCTCAGAGGGTGATACGGCAAACCACACAACGCCTGTCCAACTGCCGTACCCATAATCGCAAGCTCTGAACTTCGCCCAGCTATTAGGAATATCGTAAGGGTCAACAACGTGAACTTTTCTATTAAACTCAGGGAACGCTGCGCCCTCATTAACATCCCAATTCCCTTCTAGTAATTGCTTACGTTGATGCTCTGGCATAGACAACAACATAGTTTCATAATCGCCGCTGTCAGCTAAATACGGATTGTCAAATAAACTTGCAGGTATAAACCTACGTTTAAATAAAGGTTGGCCTTCTTTAGTGTGACCTCTAGGGTACTCTAAGCGGTCTCCTGTCTCAATATCTGTAGCCCAAAAAGGTTTATTAGGCTTAGATGGGTCAATAAACATCTTCTTAACCCATTGATGCCCAACAGAACCGGGATTTGTTGTAGCCCTCATATACAAGCCTAACTCCGGTGAAGCACTACGTAAACGTGACCTCATATAGTTCCACGCAAAAGGTGTAGCCCACTGAGTTAACTCATCAAACGCTATGTAGTTAAACGCCTGTCCTTGGTAGCGCATAACGTCTTGGTCTTTATCTAGGTAGCTCATCCAAATGCGACCACCTCTAGGTGTAACCCACTGAGACTTGCGTTCTGACCATTTAATGCCGGGAATTGCTTTAGGGTACAACTCTTGACTTTTCTGTATAAGCTCTCTCAGTTCCTCTGTGGTGTGACGTACAAGCAAGCCACTGAAAGCGTGGTGATTTAGGTTGCGTAAGGGGTCAGCTAGTGTAGCGTAGCTTTTACCGCCACCTGCTGCACCCCCGTACAACACCTCACGCTCACCTGATGCTAGAAAATCTGTCTGTGGCCCTGCATTAGGCTTAAAGACAATGTTTTGTGCTTCTTCTATATCAAATGGCGCAGGTATTACTGTAGCTGGAATTGTTTCACGTGAAACATTTTTACTCGGCTGGGCAGGTGTAGTAGCCTGTTCTTTCTTT